TGTAATTTGCAAACCAAACTTACTTATAAATTCTGCGTTATCTCCAAAACCCATGACGTTTACAAGAAACATCTCAATTTGGAATTGGTCTTGATACTTAGTGTATCTAACTTCATCCAAAGTATTATCCGCTAGAATCGTTTTTGGTAGATAATATATATCTGAACCAAACAATTTGATTTGCTCATCCACGAGATCTTGTACGAGATTCTGTTCTCCACTGTGACCTTGGTGGTAAGTTGGAAAGTAGGGACTGGTAGGCATTTTATCCGATCATATCCATTGGTGGTATAGCGTACTTACTGAGAACCTCACTTTCGATTTTCTCAATTTCTGCTATTGCGTCCATATAAATTTCTCTACCATTAAGTGTTACACCGCCAGGTAGTTGAACGTTAGTATATTTGATTAGATTCATACCCCACTGTCTCTTCATAAGAGCAGTAGCATACTTCTTAACAAACATATCGTTGTTCATTTCTGTAGCTTCCGTAGGATCTATAAGACGATGACACTCAATTAGGATATTGGATCCATTTTTGAGAAAATCTTTGTCAAGATCCATGTAAAGACGATCACGACGTGCTGTAAATCTAAACTGTTGGAATGAACCATTGTTCAAAACCATATCTAGAGTTTCTAGATATTGTTTAGTCATAAAATAATTAAGAATATCAAGTGATCCAAATGCATATAGATCATTCAAGAATAACTGATACTCAACACCAAAGAGATTAGAACGAATTGAATTACTAACAAGACCAAATACTCTAGTAATACCAACTACATGATCAGGAATTGGAATGAAGTTTTGCGCTTCTTTCCAAGTTCCAACTGCAACTGGGGCTACACCACCATCTTGAGCTATGGTAGTAGTGGTTGCTGCGAAACGAGTTTTATCATCTGCAGTAATTTCGTGATATAAGTATGCACGCTCCATCCCATTGTAACAGTTCTCTTGAAAAAACTGATACGTGTCATCAATTATATTATCTATTTGCTCGTCAGAAACATTAACTTGCAAAACAGGTTCGCCAAGTTGCCTCTTAGCATACGTAATTAATTCTTCTCTTGAACTTGGAGATGCCATTACATACAAAAAATCCCTTCATACTATTTAGGAAGAAGGGATTTGGTATTTATTGGACTGCAGGATCAATGCTTGACGGAGCAGTATCAGGTGCTGGTTCGTCTTTCTTGTCTTCTAGAAGTCCGATGGTTTCTAGACCACCTTGTAGTTTAATTTTATATTCTGTTGCTTTCTTGAGATTTTCTTCTAATTCTACAATTTGCTTTTCAGTAGTAGCAATTTGCTCCTCAAAATTTTTCTTCAGTGTTGCAGGATCCATAGTTTTGAATGATGTAGTATGATTTAGTTATATTAGAACTCGAATAGTTCTGGTTTTTGGAAAAGTCCTTTTAAAGTAATTGGGTAATGATGATCTGCTGGTGGGGTTGGCCAGTCAACAGAAGATCTATCAATTCTCTTGTAATCTTCATCAGCCCCTCTAATATCGTCTGGATTGGTTTTTTGAGGTAAATCTCTTAGTGCTTGCATATAATCTTTCCAATCTTGTGGAAGTTCTTCTCCCATTGAAATTGCTTTAATTACACGCCAGTTACATAAATCGAGTTCTTTATCACGCTCTCTTCTAAGAAGACGCATTGGTTCCTCCTTAGATTTTTCAATACACCACGCTTCAAGATCTGCTTCATTAGGGCGAGGAATATTATCTTCGTACCAATGAAGTATCTGCTTATCATCTTTAGTTAATTCGACTTGCCATGTTGCTCCAGGATACAAAACCGTTAAAGCATGTGACCAGTCATAGTGCATTACTAGTGCCATTTTATCTAATAACTCCTGTAGTAGTTGTATTTATGTTAGGTAGTTCTATAACTTCCTGGAGTAATTTCCATTGCTGTCATAACAGTTACACCATTTTCATAACTGTTATTACCACCACCGTTTGATACACATCTATTTAGATAGAATGTATATGTTGATCCTGAGGAAGAACCACAACCAAGAGTGTATGTATATGATGTACCTGCTACTACATCATCATCAAATGCAACGATATACCAATTTGACATGGTTGATGATTGGTTATTATCATACCAAGCAGAAATATATGATCCCCATCTTTCATTAGTTTGAGTTGTAGTTTTGTATAAACTACCATTTCTCATAATTCTAAATCCATTATCTTGATGAAGTTCACCAGTGCACATCCATTTTAAAACTATACACGAACCAGTAAATTTAGGTACAATTGTAACACCAGTTTGTGGTATATCAAATTGTCCATTATTAGGAGAGGTAAATGTAGTTCTAGTATCAGTTCTTGCAAATGCCATTTGAACTGGAGTTCCTCTAACACCACCAAATGCAGTGTCAGAAAGACCTAGTGATGTTCCTGATGCTATGCTAATTTGATTAGTTGATCTTGGAACTATTTTTTGTACTCTTAAAACGCTCATGGTGCAATCTCCATTACATATCCTGCTGATACCATATTTTCATATGCATTTTGTCCAATACGTGAATCTGTTCTATTAATCCAAAATGTTCTATTACCACTATTAGATGATCTAGTGCCAATAGTATATTGCATTCTAGTACCTACTGGAAAAGTAGAATTACTTGGTGCTGGGTCAAACCAAACGCCACCCATATTATATGGTGTACTATTATTATTTCGGTCATACCAACCATGATTTACACCACTCCATCTTTGTGTTCCAACATCTGTGTTGTAACCGATAAGAGACCAACTCCCATCATTTTTTCTTCGATGTATAGTAAGACCATGATCGTGTGATGTACATTCTGCGTTAACCATGAATGCAATATGAAAAGAAGATCCAGCTACTTTTCTTACAAGTTCAACTTCCATTTGTGGTACC